CAGTAGATATTGTCGCAGATCCATCTGCTCCTGATGCCTTTGTCAATGGTATCATGGAAGGTAAGGAATGGATCTGGGATAACGGTCTTCTTAAGGAAAGAGATATTCAATCTTTCCAAGAGGAGATAGAAGATGCGTACACTACAAAACTCAATAGAGAAAACAAACTGATGGAAGTATACGCTTCCTTCATGTCAAAACTTGGAAAAGTATAAATAATGGCGCTAGCAAAGAATAAAAGGAGTCCCTTCACATGAGCCAGAATCCCGTAGACACAGCAAGAACCATTCTTGAGAAGATCGACCAGATCAACGAAGAGAAGCCCGTTCTTGACTCAGAAACATACAATAAGGACGCCACCGGAAAAGGTGATGAGGTTCACACCGATGAGGGTCCTAACAACGCAAAGAAGAACAAGAAGACCATCGCTGCTAAGCCCTCTGCGGCTAAGCCCGAGAAAAAGGTTCCTGAAGTCGTTCCCGCTGGTGGTAACCAGGCTGGTGGCGGAGTCACTGAGGATCTAAGCGTTCTCTTTGATGGTGAAGATCTTACCGAAGATTTCAAGGTAAAGGCAATCACTATCTTTGAGACTGCTATCAACGAGAAAGTTGCCGCTGAGGTTGCTGAACTCGAAGAAGCATATAACGTTGCTCTTACCGAAGAAGTCGCTGAAGTAACCGAGGAACTTACCAACAAAATTGATGAGTATCTTGATTACGCAGTTCAGACTTGGTTAGCCGAGAATGAGTTGACCGTCGAGCAAGGTATTCGTACCGAAGTTAGTGAGTCTTTCATGAACGGACTCCGTGACTTGTTTGAGAATCATTATATTGAAGTTCCTGATAGCAAGGTTGACCTTGTTGATGAACTTGCAGAAGAGAATAATGAACTCGTTACTCGACTCAATGATGAGATTCAGAACACTATGGATCTTTCGGAAGAACTTTTAGAATTCCAACGTGCAATTGTTTTCAACAACATGTGCGAAGGACTTGTTGATACCGAGATTGAGAGATTCAAGACTCTATCTGAAGGTATTGAACATGCCGATATTGAAGAGTATGCAGAAAAACTCGTCATTGTCAAAGAATCATACTTCACCGATGTCACAGAACAAACAATCGCTGATGACAACAATGAAGGCACACCTGAAGTAACCCAAAGTAATTCCATTATGGAAGGTTATACCAGAGCAATTAGTAGAACCCGCTGATCGAATAAAAAATAAACTCACTAAAGGAGAAGTCAAAAATGGATTTCGATAACATCACACCAATGGATTCACTTGAAGAAAAGTGGACTCCCATTCTAGATCATAACGATCTTGAACCAATTCAAGATTCTTATAAGAGAAAGGTTACTGCCGTCCTTCTCGAAAACGAAGAGAAGGCTCTTAAGGAGCAGTATCTTTCAGAAACCCCACTAAACGCAGCCGGTGGTTACATCGGTGGTGGTGCAGGTGCTGGTACAGCATCAAGTAATTATGCTGGTTTTGATCCTGTTCTCATCAGTCTCGTTCGTCGTGCTATGCCTAACCTAATTGCTTACGATGTCTGTGGCGTGCAGCCCATGTCTGCTCCTACTGGCTTGATCTTCGCAATGAAGGCTCAGTACGCAAACGCATCTGTGCTTGATGTGCAGACTCGCAGCACGGCTGAAGCACTATTCGACGAAGCCGATACCCGTGCAGGTGCTTCGGGTGGTTCATTTACCGCTAACGCCGATGTCAGTACTGATCCATTCGGTAGCGGCACCGCTGCTGATTCAGCAGCCCTCGCCGGCGGTATGGAAGTTGAAGTGGCAGAAAAACTCGGTGGTATCGTGAACCACGGTTTCCGCGAGATGGCATTCACCATCGAACGAGTTGCTGTTGAAGCAAAGACTCGTGCCCTCAAGGCTCAGTACACCACTGAACTCGCTCAAGACCTCAAGGCCGTTCACGGACTTGATGCTGAAAGCGAACTCGCTAACATCCTCTCCACCGAAATCCTTGCTGAGATCAACCGCGAAGTAATTCGTAAGATCTACAACAATGCTAAACTCGGTGCAGTTCAGACCGACCTTACCTATGCCAACAAGGCTGGTGCAGGTGGTGCCGTAATCTCAATCGGTGACGGTTCCGCTTCGGGTCTTACCTTTACGTCACACACCCGCTCGGGTGGGACTGGTGGTATCTACGACATCAACAGAGATGCTGATGGTCGTTGGTCCGCAGAACGTTTCCGTGGACTCATGTTCCAGATCGAACGTGAAGCCAACGTAATCGCTAAGGAAACTCGACGAGGTAAGGGTAACTTCCTTATCTGCTCGTCAGATGTTGCTTCAGCCCTCGCAATGGGTGGATTCCTCAACATCTCACCAGCACTAAACGTCAGCCTCAACGTTGACGACACTGCTAGCACCTTCGCTGGTGTTCTTAACGGTAAGATGAAGGTTTACATCGATCCCTATGCTGGATCGCGTAACTTCGTCTGTGTCGGTTACAGAGGTTCTTCGCCTTACGACGCTGGTATGTTCTACTGCCCCTACGTTCCACTACAGATGGTCCGTGCGGTTGGTGAGGACTCCTTCCAGCCCCGTATCGGGTTCAAGACCCGCTACGGAATGGTCACCAACCCCTTCGTTGGTGCGGCTAGTGGCAACAACATCGAGACCACTGGTGTTAACCAGTACTACCGTATCTTTGAGGTTCAGAACCTCCACGGTCAGGGTAACAACACCGGCTGAGTTTAATCTCAGGGTAGCATAAATCCACAGCCCTCCTCACGGGGGGCTGTGTTTTTTTATATACATACTTTATTGGGAGAATATCATGGCAGGCAAGGCACCAGATTCAGTCAACTATCTAAAGAATAATGGTTTTAAGTTTGAGATTCCTAGAATCCCAAATGTAAACTTCTATATCCAGCAAGCAAATATCCCATCAATTGATGTTGATAATGTAGAAACTAAAAGTTTATACGCACAGCCTGTTTACGATACAGGCGGAAGAATTACATATGGTTCATTGAATCTCTCGTTCATCGTTGACGAAGACATGAGCAACTATTTAGAAATCTACAACTGGATTAGAGGTCAAGTTCCTGTAGAAGATAGTCCTCCATTCAGAGATGCAAATTCACTAGCAAGTGGCATTCTTATAGTCATGGACAACAAGAGTAGACCCAACATCGAGGTCCAGTATCAGGACATATTCCCAGTTAGGCTAGATGAAATCGGATTTGATTTGACAACCACTGATCCAGACCCTATAATTATAAGCACCGAATTTAAATTTACTGGATTGAAAATTACTAAACTATGAACCTGAATGATATTCGTGAGATGGTCAGTAAAGACCTAGAGATGGATCGAACCGAACTAGACATCGAGTCCATCAAAACACCCCAACTTCACAACAAGTATCTTATCCTATTCACGGATGAGACGTTGTTGTTTAAGAGAATGCAGTCAGAGTATAAGACACTCCGTAAGGACAAGTGGCTATACTATACTGGTAAGATGGGCGACGAAGAACTAAAGCAAAGAAAATGGGAGCCGTTTCCTCTCAATGTTCTTCGTGCTGATACTGATCAGTTCATTGAATCTGATCGTGAACTGATCATCCAGTCTCATCGACTTGCCCTACAGGAAGAAAAAGTGAAGTATCTCGAAGGGGTAGTAAAGATCATCAACAACCGACAGTGGTATATCCGATCTGCTATCGACTGGGCTAAATTTTCTAACGGCGGATAACTCATACATATAGTGTATGAGTGATATTTCTGTTCTACATTTAGATTCCGTATATGTAAAATTGGATTGTGAAAGATGGATAGCAAAAGAGTTATCCGACTTCTTCACGTTCAAGGTGCCAAATCACGAGTTTAGTCCCGCTTACAAAAAGAAGCAGTGGGACGGCACTATCAAATTATTCAACCTATATAAACAGACTATCTATCGAGGCTTATTGGATTACGTCATTCAGTTTGCTAAGGATAGAAAATATAGCATCCAACTAGAGGAAACGCTGAAAGACTCTCTACCGTCATCAGAGTTCTCTCAGAGCGACGTTACGGAGTTTATAGACTCCCTGTCTATCGTAGCAAATAATAAAGCAATTAAACCACACTTACATCAAGTGAATGCTATCCAACACGCACTGAACACCAAGAGATGTCTTCTGCTGTCTCCTACTGCGTCTGGGAAGTCGCTAATCATCTACACGTTGATGCGTTACTATATGGAACTGCTCCCTCCAGATAAGAAGTTGTTGATCATTGTTCCAACCACAGGCCTAGTATCACAGATGCTCGAAGACTTTAAAGACTACTCATCTAATGACGATTGGGATTGTATGTCAAATTGTCACCAAGTGTTTAGTGGGCAGTCAAAAGAAACAGACAAGAGAATTATCATCTCAACTTGGCAAAGTTTGTATAATATGCCAAAAGAATATTTTTCTAAATTCGGTTGTGTGTTTGGAGATGAGTGCCACTTATTTAAAGCCAAATCACTCTCGACTCTAATGTCGAATCTAGATGACTGTTACTATCGAATAGGAACTACAGGCACACTCGATGGAACACAGACACACAAACTCGTAATCGAAGGACTCTTTGGTAGAGTGTTTCAGGTTACTACAACCAAGACGCTAATGGATAAAAAACTCCTATCGACTTTGGATATTAACTGCCTTGTACTACAGTATACCAAGGACGAGAAGGAGTTTATGAAGAGAAAAAGATATCAGGATGAAATAGAATGGATTGTTACTCATGATAAGAGAAATCAGTTTATTGCCGAACTAACCAACAGGTTAAAGGGTAATACTCTAGTCCTCTTCAACTATGTGGAGAAGCACGGGAAACCGTTGTATGAATTGATTAGTCAAGGAGATAAAGAGACTTTCCTCATACACGGAGCAACAGATGTCATACAACGGGAAGAGATTCGCAAGATCGTTGATANGAAAACTAANTCGGTTCTGGTCGCGTCTTACGGAACCTGCTCTACTGGCATTAATATTAGGAATATTGATAACATTGTTTTCGCTAGCCCTTCTAAATCTGTTGTAAGAGTTCTTCAAAGTAT